CGGAAGCGGGGCGCCGGCTATCACGGCAGGATCTCAAGCGATGACGTTAGAGGCTCAGGCGCGATCACTGACATGGCGATTAACACACTGCTGGTTGAGCGGGACTTTGACCGGGGCGCGGCACTGCAGAAGAAATTACGCGGTGAGCCCCTCACCGCTGATGAGAAAGATGTGCTTGAGCAGGGCTGTGACATCACGCTGTGGGTGCAGAAGCAGAAGTTTGGCACCCGCTGGAATGGGCCGATCAAGCTATGGACTGACGCCGGCATGACCTACAAGGACGCGCCCAAAGGCACCGTGCCAGCGTTGCCGCTGCAACCAGTGAGGGATGAGTTATGAATCAAGGAACGATGCTAATCATCCGCAGTAGAGATGAAATTGCCCAGCGCCTCGAGTACCTGGGTGAATTGCTGAGTGAGTGGGATTTCACCCATCCGGTCAGCATCAAGCACGGCAAGTACACCAACCCCAGAACGACCAGCCAGAATGCGCTGTTCCATCTCTGGTGTAACGAGGCAAGCAAGCAGTTCACCAAGCGGGGCAAGAAAAACTGCACCCCAGAAAACATCAAGCTGCTGCTCAAGTCGCATTTGCTGGGCCATGAGGACATTCAAATTGGCTCAAAAACCTTACAGAACGTACTCAAGAGCACCAAAAAGCTAGACAAAGGCGAGTTTCAGCACTTCATGGAGCAGTGTGAGGAGTGGCTGATTAGTCAGGGTGTGGCGCTGACCATCCCGGCTGATAGCGAGTACATGAAACTGCGCGAGGCCCAGGTAGCATGAGGTACGGGAGCGTGTGCAGCGGCATTGAGGCCGCAACGATGGGCTGGCATCACATGGGTTGGGAGCCGGCGTTTTTCAGCGACATCGAGGAATTTCCACGGCAAGTCTTGGCTCACCACTACCCGGATGTGCCATGTCATGGCGATTTCACCACTATCGGAGAGGATGATTATGGATCAATTGAGCTTCTTGTCGGAGGAACCCCGTGCCAATCCTTCAGCGTTGCGGGCCTTAGAGGAGGAATGGCAGATGAGCGCGGTAACCTGGCACTCGAATATCTTAAATTGGCTCAGAGAAAAAGGCCCAGATGGTTGGTTTGGGAGAACGTCCCCGGCGTCCTGTCAAGCAATGGAGGACGGGACTTTGGTGCCTTTCTCGGGGGCTTGGTCGAATGCGGGTATGGGTGGGCCTACAGAATCTGTGACGCTCAGTATTTCGGAGTGGCCCAACGACGCCGCCGTGTGTTCGTTGTCGGATACCTTGGAGACTGGCGCCGTGCCGCAGCGGTTCTTTTTGAGCGCCACAGCCTGCAGGGGCATCCTGCGCCGAGCCGAGAAGAGGGGGAAAGAGTTGCCCCCGCTGTTACAACTGGCCCTCCATTCAGTCGCACAGGAAACGAGCGAGTAGAGTGCGAGGCCATTGTTCCCGCGGTGTCATCCACGCTTTCAGCCAGAGACAACGAGAAGCTGGGCTCTGACCAGTGGGTTGATCAGGGCAAAGCGGTTATTGAGTACCAGACGGTTGGTGCGCTGGATACGCAGTGCGGCCTCCAGCAGCAAGCCCATCAAAGCCTCAACTCAGGCCATTACGTTTTAGAGCGCGATGTCATGGGCACGTTGACCGCCCGGATGTTCAATGCGCTTGGCAGCCGGGACGTTGAAGAGGGCGCGTTACTGCCGGCGGTGGGCTTTACCGCGCACCAAACCGACATGGCGGTGATGGAGGAGCAATGCCCCACCATGATCTCATCACACCCACACGCTGTGGCTTCTGGTCTAAGTGTCAGACGCCTGACCCCAACGGAGTGCGAGCGCCTGCAAGGCTTTCCAGATGGTTTTACCCAGATACCGTATCGAGGCCGGGCGGCTGAGAAATGCCCTGATGGCCCCAGGTACAAGGCTTTGGGCAACTCAATGGCTGTGCCTGTCATGCGCTGGATCGGTGAGCGGATACAGCAAGTGGAGGCCATGACTGATGGATAACGAGATGGTGATCAGTCTGTTGGCGGTGATTGTGATGTCTGCCGTGATTTTGGCTGGCGATATGGGTTGTGCGCTATGAGCTTGAAGCGAGATGCGGCTGACGATTGGTGCAGCAAGGTAGTCCGGGCGCGGGATGGTGCGTGTGTCAGGTGTGGCAACGATATGCACACCCAAGCCTGCCACATCTACGGGCGCAGGATGAAGGTTCTCCGGTGGTCATTAGACAACCTGATTACCGGCTGCCCCAGCTGCCACCGTCGATGGACTGAGAACCCGCTGGAGTTCCATGATTTCCTCGAGATGTACCTGGGTGAGGGCCATATGGCGATCCTCCGGGAGAAGTCGCAAGGCCACTTAAAGACTACCAAGGCGCTGCGCAAAGAGATTTCGGCCCATTACCGGGCTGAGTTCCGCAAGATGGAGGAGGATTTTGATTATGCCCCAATCTCCTGGAATTGATCTTGAGGATAAGCGGGCTTGGTGTGAGGCTGGCGCCGCAGCGGAGGGTGACTTTGTAGCGCAGGCCAATATCGTGGGCTGGGGTATCTCAATGAACCCGGCAAAGCAGTCTGACAAGTACACCCATGACTTGATGGGCATGGTTCCGATGGATCTGAAGTCTATCCGCACCCAATGGCGGGAAAGTGAGCGGCTGTTTGGCATCCCCAGCGAGTACGCGATCAGCATCAATCTCAAGGATCTCAAGCGGTACAAGCAGCTGTACCCCAATATCCTGATCATTCTTGATGTGAGTTGGTCAGGCAAATACATGCTGACCATCCCGCGAGCGCAGGCGCTGGTGAATCAGGGCAAAGCGCATCGTCACCAGTACAAGAATCGCGTAGACGATGAGGGCGGTAACGCCAAGGACAGTTTGATATTTGATTTAAGGGATTTGGATGAGGTGATCTGTGGTTGAGAATAAACCTTTGGCAATTCCTCGGGAGTTGCTGGACGAAGTTAGATATGAAAAGGGCAATCTTTATTGGGCCGCGCCAAAGCAAGGCCGCTCAACAAAAAAGCCAATTTGCCAGAACCGAGATAGATACGCCTCTGTCCATTATCAGGGCACAAAGTATCTTGTGCATCGTGTTATTTATGCTCTGCATCATGGCGATCCAGGCGATTTGCATATAGATCACATAAATTTAAATAAGCGAGACAATCGGATTGAGAATCTAAGGGCGGTAACGCAGCAGCAAAATAGCGTCAATTATCCGGGGCTTAACATCAGAAAGAGGTCTACAGGCGGTTTCTATGCCTACATAGGGCGCCGGTATTTGGGGGTGTTTAAATCATATCAATCGGCTGTGGACGCAAAGCTCAAGGAGAGGGAGCGTATTTTAAATGAGCGTTGAGACAATTGAACAATTCCTAGCCCGGGGCGGCAAGATAGAGAAAATCCCGCAGGGCCAGAGCGGTGAATGGCGATTCAATGGGCCGCTGAAATCACGCATCAAGGCACAGAAAAAACTAACCTGGAATGCCCGTACAGAACGCTTGCGCAACAAGGTAAAAGACTGATAATCTGTGAGTGGGATAGATTCCGAGAGGTCTATTCAAGTTCCAGGTACAGGTAAATCGTAATTCTGCTGGAGCGCAAACGTTTGAGATTTTGTCCGGGTGGATTCGAGTCGCACCCGGGCATTTTTTATTAGAGGCGGTTGGGGGTCTTTGGTGGAAAGCGGCGTAAGCAGGGCGCAGACCAACAAGCGTATCCGTCAGGAGACTCTGCGGGAGTACCTCCAAGAGAGGGGGTCAGTTCAGCATCTGCTTGATCTCATTGAGAAAGTAGAGGGCTTAGACCCTGATCACCCCAATTTCGATAAAGACCTTGCCAAGTATGACAAGGCAATCAGCCAAAGGCAGAAGCTGCTAGGTAAGTACATGCCCGATCTCAGGGCTAGTGAGGTCAGCCTAGAGGCCAACATTAAGGCCACTGAGGTAGACATGATCGGCGTGATGGATGATGTCGAGGCTCGCCATGACTGAGGCCGCATGGTCATCCCCGGCTAACCGATCCCACGCTGTTGAGCCAGTACACCGACTGCGGTATAGGCCGCAGGGCGCCACTCTCAGGGCATTTCATCAGGACAAATCATATATGCGCGTGTTGGTTGGCCCTCTGGGTTCAGGCAAGACGCAGGCCAGCATTGTGGAGATCCTCCACAGAATCATGACTCAGCCCCCGTCAAAGGATGGTATCCGCAAGTCACGGTGGCTGGCAGTACGAAACACGCTCCCTGATCTTGAGTCAACGACGATCAAAGACTTCAAGGCGATCACTGAGGGCATGGGCATTGGCACCTGGAAGAACGTCAGCCCGGTGACTTGCAGGATTGTGACAGATGACACAATGGGCTACCGCGTTGAGGCTGAGATCATGTTTCGCTCGTTTGATGGCGGGCTAGATGAGAAGAAAGCCCGCGGTATGCAGCTGACCGGCTGTTGGCTCAATGAGCTTAAAGAGCTCAACAAGGGCAATGTGGACATGATCCTGTCCCGGGTTGGTCGATACCCTGCTCGAGCGGAGTGCCCCAATAGCTGGTATGGCGCGATTGCTGACAGCAACTGCCCCGATAGTGATCACTGGCTGGGTAAGTTCATGCAGGGTGACAAGCCTGATAACTGGTGGATAGGCAGACAGCCCGGCGCCGTGACTAGGGTTGATGGTCGGTGGGTTGTCAATGAGCTTGCAGAGAATATCCGCAACCTGCCTGATCAGTATTACAACAACCTGCGCCAAGGCAAGGCAGAGAATTGGATACGCGCCAACCTGGGCAATGAGTTGGTGTATGTCAGCGATGGCAGGCCCGTGCATCCAGCGTTTAACGAGAGCGTCCATGTACAGCACTGTGGGCCACATCCCGGGCAGAGGATATACGTTGGGCTGGATTGGGGTAGAACGCCCGCAGCGGCCTTCTGTTGCCTCAATGCTGATGGCTCATGGTCGGTGTTCGATGAGCTTGTCAGCGAGAATATGAGCGCGTACACGTTTGGTGGGATACTCAAGGATCACATCTCGAGGCACTACGCCGGGCATGATGTCGAGCTATACGGTGATCCCGCGGGTACTCAGCGGGGCCAAGCCACAGACCACAGCTGCTTTGAGATGCTCGAGCGTCACGGGCTGTATGCGACTCCTTGTCACACCAACAAATTTGAGCTCCGGGCCGGCGCCCTGGATGCACAGCTGCAGAGACTCCAGCACGGTAAACCCCAGATAGCGTTTGATCCTAAGTGCCGCACCCTTGTGAAAGGATTGGCTGGAGCCTACCAGTTTAGGCGCCTGCAAGTATCAGGTGATGACCGATTCAAGGACGTACCCGACAAAGGGCCAGAAAGCCATGTCTGCGAAGCCTTACATTATGTGCTTCTGAGTGTTGACTGTGGCAGTTTTGAGCAGTGGGGCGGCGTTGAAGAGCTCATTAACTATGAGCGTGACTTGAGCGTGTTTGAGTAATGGGCCTGCGAGCGATAGCAACGGTTGCTGATTGGGTTGCCGCCGGGTTCCCCAGGGAAGTGGCAGAGCGCATTGTCTCTGGCGAGCTCCCGATGGATGACGTTAGCCGGGCGATGCGGTCTCAAGAGCAGGGCTACGGTGATGTGCTGTGGCGCGGTCATGGTCAGACGTTCAATACAAATTCGGACATATGGGCGTCATCAAGTCAGGATGTGGCTCAGACATACGCTGATGAGTTTCAGCTGCCGTTTCTGACGCCAATTAGGCATACAGGCCAGAATCTTGCGGAGGTCAATGCTCGGGGCAAGGGTTATGACTCAGTGCAGACCAACGCGATCAAGATTCCCGGGATTGCGTCAGGTGTTTACAAGGGCACTGATGACATTGCTGAAGCCGTCCGGGACAGCGGGCAGTACGATGGCGTGTTGTTTCGCAACGTCAAGGATGAGTTTGGTGCGGTCAGAGGCGCAGAGCAGGCCGACACATACAACATCCTTGGCTCTCAAGATGGCGTAAACATCCGACACGCTGACGCCGCCTTTGATCCTCAGTATGTCGGCCCTAACATCAAGGGCAACGCTGATCCCAGGTTACTGGCGGGTACAGCTGCGGCGACTGCCGGGGGATTGGGTCTGCTGGCATCTGATGATGCCGACGCTATGCCGGCGCTTACCCTGATGAAAGGCATTGACGCCGGGCTGGCTGCACGGCAGCTGCGGAATAAGATCAACAAGGAGCGCGGCAAGGGCATATCAGGTGAGAAGTCTGTTGCTGACTACATTCACCGCAACACCAACTATGAGAATGGCTTTCTAACTGGCGCCCGCAAGTGGGACAACGGGCTGAATGGTGAGTCATACAGCATGGGCGTTAATACAATGGCTGATGACATCATTGCTGGATCAGACGATCCGATGGTGCGTGAGGCTGTTGAGGCGTGGAGAACAAGCCGATTAGATTCTGGGCGCCATAACAGGTACGGGCGCGGTGGCATGGTTGCGGCCCCGGCTGGCGTGTTGGCTGCGGGCGCCAGAGCAGAGGATGAGCCTCGCTCTGCCCAGGAGGCGGGCTTTCCTGCATGGCCTGAGCCCACTGAGCCCACTGAGGCGCCTCGCTCCGCACGGGAGGCTGGATTCCCTGCATGGCCTGAGTACAAAGATCCCAATGCCCCGCTTCCCACGCCTACTGGTTGGGACATTGTTGATTCCGTTGTGGGCGTACTAGGTATGCCTATGGCTGGCTTGCAGGGTCTTGCTCGAGGCGCCTATGGCCTAGCAACTGGCGAAGACCTGACAACGGCTGCGGCAGAAGCCGCCCACATGATGGGGTCTGAGTGGAAGGATGGCGGCAACGTGATGACGCCTGGGTGGGACACAGATGAGGGCTGGCGCAGATACGGTGCTTTGACTGAGGACACGTTTAACGAGGCCGGTGTTCCCGAGCCTGTATCAAAGGGATTGGGGCTGTTCAATCAGTGGGTGCCCCAATTGTTTATGCCGTTTTGAGTAAGCGCAGCAACAGAACCCGCGGCAATCGACCAGTGAACATGGGCCGGTCATTACGCGCAAGACAGATGAAGCCCGGTGGCTCTCGAGGCACCCGCGGCAGTGTGGTGCTGGATGAGATGTTCCCGGACAACCCAGACATCCAGGAGGATGCGCTGCTGTTTACGGAGGCCGGCATTTTGATGGGCACTGAATCAGACATATGGATGGCCGCAGAATGAGCGACACCAAGACAGACATAAAGAAATTCAGCCAGTTCAATGAGGTGACTGAAGGCCCGATTGAGGTTGTTGGCCTGAAGAATGGCGGCAACGTCAGGGCCGTGTTGACTACTGACCTAGTTGAGACTAATCCAAATGTCACGTTCCGGGATTCCAAGGGCCGGTTCCGCAGCACTGCTGACTATTCGGACTTAACCAACCAGCTAAAGGTCAATCGTTTCATTGCCGAAGAGATTGATCTGATCAACGAAGCGATTGCAAGCCTGCAAGCCGGTTCGGTGGTAGTGGCAGACGATCCACCCGTGATAGAAGCCGATGGGCAGCTGTGGCTGGATAGTTCGCGCCTGGAGCTATTCATCTCTTATCAGGACGCATGGATCAGCACCACGCCACTAGCGGCTAGGGTTGAAGCTGGTGAGGCGTTGCAGGCCGAGATACTTGCAAGGGTAGAGGCTGGTGAAGTCAAGCAGGCTCAGATTGATGATCTGAAGGTTGCGAAGAAAGGCGACACCATGACCGGCAATCTGGCGATGGCTGGTCACCAGATCACCGGGCTGGGTACGCCAAAGCAGAGAGGTCATACCGTTTCGCTAGGTTATCTAGAGGACACGCTTGAGCCATACGCAACTACTGCATACGTTGATGAACAGGTAGCCGGTATTGAGATACCCGAGGGTGGCGGTACGCTCGATCCCTACGCAAGCAATTTCATCATGCCTGACTTTGGACTGGCTGGCTCTGGCGATCCTGTTGGTGGTGAAGGCAAATTTAAGTGGGTTCAGATGGGCGGCGGTGGATTTACTGGCGACCCACTTCTATCGTTTGGAGTCTGCTTTGACATCCGCAAGTACCCACAGTTTTACGATTCCCTGCGACTGAAGCTTGACAGAGGAACCTATGCAGGCACGGGCATTTGTTACGTCTGGGATGAAACCAGCAGTGGCCTGATGGCGAAATACAGGATCAACCACAAAGGCAACTACGACTCGCAGGGTGGCGGCTCAATCATCATTTACGGCGACCAGCTATTCGCCCGTGCGGGTGGCTCGACCACTCATAAATATCGCATTGAGCTTGTGGGGTTTTAGATGGCTATTCAATTACCAACGCAACCGTGGACAGAGGGCGATGACTTCACCGTTGATGAGACGGGAGTTCGTTATGTCTATGACGGAGAGAAGTGGCTGAGTGAGTCAGGCGAAGAGGCTGACCTATCTATTTTTGCTACCAAGGCGGTTGTCGATGAAGTAGACCGCACTAGCCAGATGCGTGATGAGCTGCTGAAGGAACAGGCAGAAGAGCGGGATGTTGCAAACACTGCTGTGCATGTGAAATTGGAGCAACAGATCATTCGGGAAGCCGGGTATTCTGATGACCAGGATGCAAAGCTTCAAGAGCAGATTGACACAAACAAGGCTGACTCTGAGAGCGGTGACAGGCAGTTACAGGCTGAGATAGAAGAGTTAAGCCTGATTGTCGCTGATGCGATTAACGCGGTTCAGAGAGATCACGGTGCGTGGATATACGCGGGGGATGGGAACAGCATTCCGCGTGATAGCGGTCAGTTCACACTGCTCACTAACGACCTAACTCAGAACGACAACATCGTCACGCTCAACACCACTGATGCCGATGGGAAGATGCACGGCTTCAATGCCGACATCGAGGCGGGTGAGTATCTTGAGATCGTCGATGAGACTGATCCTTCTGACTACGCGCTGTACGTTCTGGTTGAAGCCCCATCAGTTAATGGCACTTTGGCTGAGTTCAAGGTTGCGCTGAAAAAGGCGAGCCGCAATGGTTTTGATTTGGGTGACCGCTGTCAGGTGCGGATCATTCACCTTGATGAATCAAACATAAATCTCGAGGAGCTTGATAATCGCTACCTCAAGCTGAGTGGTGGCACGATGGATGGCGCCGCAAAAATAGCGGTCAACACCCTTGAGCCTGTCAACATGCCATTCATTTATTACGAGGGTGACCCTGATAACACCCACGCGGCTGGCCTGATCAACCGCTACATGATGAATCAGTACGCCGTTAACAAAGCCGGCGACACGATGACCGGCATCCTTGAGCTTCCCCGCTTTAATGTTAAGAAGCATGATGGCGAGGCAATCTGTCTAAT